TTGTTATTAATTGAAAGCGTAAGCGATTGCATGCACGCTTTACCTTGAATTGATTGACCATTAATAAGCAAGTTTTCCACGTTTGGCATACTGACCAATGGACGGGTTGAAGCCGCTATAGGATTAGTGACAGGATTGACTTGCTGACGGGTAAATGAGCTACCAACAAGTCCAAAGTTACCTGTGATTTTCCCGGTTGTTTGAATGGTGATTTCACCGGTATTTACCTGCACACCACGGTAGATAAACACCTGCCCAATATCTTCAAAAACTTTAACCAGCGTTAATGACTTACGTACGGTACCGCCAAAGCTTAAAGCATTTGCCGCCCAGTTATTAAAGGCTAAAGCACTTAAGAATAAGTCAAATGTTCCAAGAGATAATTCAAACTCTAACTGACCTGTCACTTCCGCTTCAGTAACCACACCACCTTGTCGAAAACGTGAATCTACCACCTCACTGCTTTCTTCCGTTGAGACATTTTCAGATAGACCATCACTGACACGGCGGACCGTGTACCAGATCGGGTTTGCCGGAGTTGTTCCTAAAACTGCTTCTTCACAAGCATATAATCGAATTTTTGCGCCTGAACTCATTTATAGTTCTCCAAAATTTAGGCATAAAAAAACCCGCTTCATCAGCGGGAAGTTATAAAAAAAGGGCGTAAAAAAACCCGCTAAATTTGCGGGTTTTTAAGATATTGCATCTGTGTCGGAGATTTCTGGCGGTTCAACACCAGCCAATGCTGCAGCTACTGCTTCAGATAAGTTGGTTGGCTGAAACTCGACTGGTGTTTCACTCAACGGTTCTTCAGGTTCTGGTTCAGGTTCTTCATGCAGACGGATGTCAATCCAACGCCCAGTAGGAATATCAAGCGGATTGTCCAGGTCAGCCACGACTGCAGCAATATCAAAGTCAAACTTTCGCTTGTAGGTTTTAATTGAAAGATCACCGTTCTCTAATGTTTCATAGAGCACTGCCACGACTGTATTACCATTGGCATCTTTAGGAATTTCGATATACCAACCTTCCTGAGCAAAGCCTAATGATCCTTTAATCAAGTAATCGCCTGTACCCAACTTTTCAAATGTGATTTCCTGATCTTTGGCATCCTCATTCAGTTCAATTGAGTTGGCAAAGAGCTTTACAATTGGTGAAGCTGCCTTGATAAAACCGTTGGCATCAACAGTAGTATTTTTTGTTGTTCTAATCGTGAATAGATTAAAAACGTTTGTAGCGTTATGGTATGAGGCAATATATGCTTCGCCACTTGATGGCACAATACCTAAACCGCCCATAGCATTTTGAGAAAAGCCTGAAACCATCCATGACCCGGCTCTCAACGTTGCTGTATTCGTTCCAACAGTATAGAAGCCACATTCATTCGGCATAGGGACCTGTTCTGTAGGATTACTAAATTGAATACCGCTTTTGGCTCCAATACCAAAATCCCCCACTCTCATTACTCTACCAATGTTACCATCAGTCGTTGAAGTCGTTAAAGTGCCTGTAGCAGCAGTACCAGCACCTTGAACCTGTGTCCAATCAGGTGTCAAATTTGGAATACCCGAAGCAAAAGGCAGCATAAATTGCCGCTTACCTTGAGCTGAGTTATAGGGATAAGGCCGATGATCCCAAGAATATTTAAAGACTAGATTTGCCATTATGCAGTTACCCCGTCAATTACCTGAAAAGTCAGAGTCTCGGTATGTTGAGTCACACCACCCACGACGGCTTTGATATCCATCTGACACAAGCCTAAAGGCCATGTAGCAGTACTTGTTCCTGATTTAATATTGAGCCAGCCTTTCTGAGTGCTTTGACTTAACGCTGCACAAGTCAACGTTGCTACGGCGGTTCCATCGAGAGTTTTAACTTGCGAAGTAAAGGTATATCCCGTTAAATCGATCGCTCGACGTACATCATTGGCTGGATATTGCAGTGCATCATCCATATCAACTAGCTGCAGATTTAAGTTGAATGTGTCACCACGCTTAAAAACATGATTGCTCATAAGTGATTCCTATAGACATAAAAAAACCACCGATGAGGTGGTAGTAAATAAGACATAAAATTCCTCTCAAAATGGAGGTCTCATAATTCAAATTAGTTAATATCTAGGTTTATATCTCTTGTTTCCTCCACTCGTAATACAGTAGTGCCCACCTCTAGGACCCACGCAATAATCCACCACAGCACATGAACAATCACTATCGTAGTAGGTTTTCTTCTGTTTTCTTTCAGAATGATGAGGATGAGATTTTAAGGCCTGATAATTATTTGACGTGGTTGATCGAGACTTTTGTTTAAAGCAACCATCCGTTTCACATAATAGCTTTGTTGATAACCACTGAGGTGATGAGGAATTTAAGGAAATACGTGCCCAGTTTCCTCTCGTCTCATAAATATCAACTTTTTCTCCACGTCCTAACTTGCCTACTACGTGACCGTTTGGTTTATCTCTAATATTTAAAGAATTAGTGTTGATATATTTTGATTCGATAACTTCCTCTACTGCACTCTGTGCATTTTCTGAATCTGAAGTTTGTTTTGGAGAGTTATCATTGCCTGAACCAAAAATCCCTAAAGCTACTAATCCTGCGGCACCCCAGCCTAAAGTTGATTTTTTCATGTTTTACCATTTGTTATAAATTTCTATTACTGTAACAGAATGTAATCTCAAATGATAATATGCTGAGGTCATTAAAAATAATCGCCTTGCTGTAGCTTTTTCTTGAACTCAAAGCTCATTATCTAAATCGACACTTACTCCAGTAACAACGTTATGTTTAGGCCCTCCGAGACTAACAACATTAGCCAAGCGTATATTCACATCAGAAACACATAGCTTGTTTTCAGATTGCCATTTGCTCAACTCAACAGACATAACATCTTCAAGATGCCGTTCCAGTTCTTGCCGTTTAATTTCGATTTCTTCTAAAGTCAGCATACATGACATATCAATTCACCTTGTACCCAATGCTCACATTATACTGAATGAAATCAGCATCTTTACCCGCATAAATAGATTGACCATTCAAACATTCTAAGTGTTCGATTGTGAAATATTCAAAATGTGCCAGTAAAGCATCGCCAAGAACCGTTAAAGCTTTTTCTCCCACATGAAGTCGATCAAAGCATTGAATCATGATATTACCGGTACGGCGAGTACATGGTTTATCTGCAATGCCTGAGGTAAAACTCGGGCCACCTGCAATCGTTAAACGGCACCATACACCTTTTGTTGGAACAGTAAAGTCAGGTGCATTTGGATACTGAATCCGTTCTTGAGCAATACCCCTAAAGCTTTGCATGCGATCAATAATAGCTTGCCTAGTCTGCTCTAAAGTCATTGCCATTTTAGCCACCGTACTTTTGAGAAATAAAATTAAACGTGAGGCCATAAATACCTTGTGGCGCTTGATCAGACCAACCGTTTTCTAAACGGGGTGCATAAGCTTTATTGTTCTGAATATAGACCAAATTACCCAATTTAATTTTTACAGCTTGAATAGCTGCATCTTGAATTGGGTTTGTTTCAGGTTCACGCACGCCGAAATCAGCAGATCCAACCGAAACAATATGTGAAGCACGGTATGCTCCAGTATCAACAGGACTTAAATTAACTAAGGATTGCACGGTATCCATGACAATATTCTTTACATGGTCTTCTGCTGCTTTAGACACATCAAGACTAAAACTAGTCGGCTTTTTCCCCTTCCATCCCATGATTTACCTCACTAGCTTCGAACATTTCAAATAGGTCTTGAGCGATTGCCTGAATTGAATAAGCTTCAAATTCCACACTAGGCTCTCGCTCACCCATTCTCCGTTTTACTATTTGCCAGATATGAACAGCTTCATGTAAAAGCAATCCATAAACTTGTATTTGGTTCTTATCCGCTGTATCTCCAATTTGGACAATTGCATATGCACCATCTGAATAAGAACTAACCTGAGCATCCGCCCCCATATCTAAAAATTGATCAGCTTTGCCCATATCTTCAAATAACAAATCCATATGTATTTGATTTCTAGCAAGTGCATATTTGACATGTTGAAACGGTGAGATATACCATTCGGGCACATAATCGGTATTAATCATTTAAACTCCTTAATTGCACCCATAAAAAAACCCACTTATGTGGGCTTTTTATTGTTTACCTAATTCTATGTTCATCTGCCAAGTTATCAATTTCTTTTAAATTATCATCAAATAATCCTAGAAATTTTCTAGCAGATTGAAAAAAAATTGCACTGCTAACATCTTCACGAGCAATCAAACTCGGAAGTTGGTCATGCCTACTAGCATCTTTTTTGCATAAATCTAAACAGGTCCATGCATCACAAAGCATAATAATATTTGTGAGTAACTTATAAGTCTCACTATATAAATTTAAGCATTTATCGTGAAACTTAATATTTACAAAGTTTTTCTTAGAGAAATTAATATTTCCTAGCTCTGCTAAAATTTCGGCTGAAATTGCAAATGCTTTGTTTTCATAATCTTCTATTTCTTGTTTAGTAAGATTGTTTTCATAAAAACTTTCTAAATCCTTAGCTAGATCTTTCGCCCTAAAGGGAATATTTTTTACTTTTTTTAAAATTTCTATTACTTCAGTTTCATTATTTTTTAGTCTATGAGAAGTTCTCCAATCATCAAATAATACAAAAGCTGCAACTGGAGCTAGAAATGCTGCTGCAAGTGTTAAAGTATCCTTTAAAACATCATATGCATCAGCAAAGTTAAATTTATGATGTGTGATTGGATATGAACTCTTAAGAAAGAATGAAACAACTAAGAAAATAATTATGCCAATTAAAGTCCATTTCCAAATCCTTCTTATTTTTACTTTTAAATCATCTTGAGCCATATATCCCCCTATTTTAGAAGGTTATTAGACCAAGTATTTAAACCTTCCTCAACTGACATTTCCAGATTGTACTGGCTGGATCTTGTTGAATATGGATAACTCGGAATGAGCCTAAGGCTGTTAACCATTCATCATCAATTTTTGGAGTCATAGTTACTTCGTTTTGAAGAACGGTAGCCTTTTTATCTGTGGCCAAGACTCCAAGCGTCTGAATCTCATATTGACTGTATGAGCCAAACAGAACGCCACGCCCAGAATAGTTTTCTTTAACTTCAACATACGTTTCAGTTTTAGGATCCCAATTCGTTTTTGAAATCCGTTCACATGTAAAGGTATGAACGGCATCTGCTAAATCTTCATTAAATGCTTCAGCAATATCTGCCTGAATTTCGTCACGTAAGCCCATTATTTATGCCCTGTAAAGTGGAATGCCGAAGCTATTAAAACTTGCATTAGGATCTTTCAAATCAAGCGAATCAATATAATCAATTGCTATCTGTTCAAAGCTAGAAATCGCTTCAGTACCTTCTTGATACTCTTTTTCAGATTCGACTGAATCAGCTTTAACTTTCTTACGCTTCAACTGCTGGTCTTTGCCGTTATAAATTACCTTGGCCAGAATGCCTTTGATAATTTCACAAGCTGCATCCTTAAGAAGTGGATCAATTGGATCTGGTACAAATCCTATTCTGTTTTTCATCCAGACATTTGCCAGTTTAACCAGACGAGCTTTATCACTGTCTGGTGCAAAATCGCTGCCCAAAATTGAATTTGCGTCATCTACAGTAATAAAGCTCATTGCATTATTCCTTAGGGATTAATTTAAGAAGTTCTGCTTTTGTTGCAGACGGCTTGTAACCAATATTTTTACTAGCTAAATACTCTTTTAATTGATCATTTGACCAGTTTTCAAAATCATTAGCTGCCGTTTCTGTAGCTGGGTTTTCTGCCGATTTTCCAGCATCCAATTCAGCGATACGTGTTTGCATTGCAGAAATATCGTTTTTAAAAGCTTCAAATTCAGCTTTAATACCGATAACTTGGGCTTCAGCATCTTTGAGAGCTTTATCTGCTAAGACTGCTGCATCTTTTAATCGTGAATTCTCAGATAACAACTCTGACTGGTTACCACCGGCCTGCTCTAAGATGGCAATTTTCTGCTTAAGCTGAGTGTTTTCTTCAACTACCTTTTCACATTCAGCTTTTGCATCATCAAACACAGCTTGAAGTTCAGGGGTAATTCCCACTGCGACATTTACAGTGGCCAAAGTCGTTTTTTGTGGCTCTTCCAACTTACGAACTTCAACTGGAACTTCCAAAGATTCATAATCCTTTTGAATCTTTGGATAATTACCGTAAATAATTACCTCTTTTGCTTTCAAATTTGGGTTTTCATAATAGTCAGGGTTAGCAATAATGCCCGTCTCTAATGCAGCAGCTGCTGCAATGCGTGTATAGATAATCTTCATGGCGCTTTTCTCTTAATAATAAAAAGAGGGCTTATTAGCCCCCTTAGGTTTTAATTTTTAGGTTTTAACCAGTTGTCGCTGTACCTGATAAATCAAGTAAGGTACCTGCTGTCATTTTGTTGCTGGTTGCATATTTAATCCAGTTAGCACTTGAACCAAGTAATGTAAGATCAGGATTTTCACCTTTCGATGTATCCCAGCTATAACCAAGAATATCTAGGTTAAATGCACCTTCAGCACGCATACCGATTGCCAAGTTTTCTTCATCATTGATGTCATAAGCTCGGAAGCCCGGTACTTGTGATTCAGTTACAGTTACAGCACCATACTGCAAGCCAAAAGCATCGTTATCACCTACAGCATCCGTCACCAAGACCGGCTTTCCTAAGGTTCCCGGTAAACCTCCATAGATAACGATTTCAGATTCACCATAAATTTGCTTAGTGATTGCATCATCGACAATATCGAAATAGGTATCTGAGTTCATCACCCATAAGCCAATGCGGCCAAACTTATCACCAAACTTTCGCATACCACGAGTTAATGCTTTGCGGCCATCAACAACGATACTACCTTTTGCAACCATGTCTGGATTGCTAGAAATAGCAGCTTTTAAAGAAGCTAAACTGTACTCTAATCGGCCTGCAACCAATGCATCTGCAAGATCGTAACCAACAACCATAGCAAATTCTTCTGGTGTACGAGCACGGCGCTTAAATGCCTCTTCAGTAGATGCATAAGGGCCATATTTATATGGAATTTTTACACCTACAGACTCACCTGCACCGATTTTTTCCGGAGTGACTTTTGCATTGGAGTTCACATCGCGATGTTTAATGCTACCACCAACTTTGTAGAATGCATTTTTATTGAAGTCACCTTGAATGATTTCATTACGATAAATAATCGCACCATTGGAAGCTTCATTAAAGACATTCAAATTGTCTTGTAATCGTTCTAAATACGCTGTTTGGGCCAGTTGGTTGTAGATGATCATGTCGGAATTAACTGTCGTAGTCATAACTACTTATCTCCAAATATATAATGATTAGTTCGGTAGTTTTAGGAAGGCATCATTGCCATGTTCTTTGATGTATTCTGCTTTCTGAGAAACAGACATTTCACTGCGTTTCATTCCTGCAGGCGCTCTACCTTTGCCCCCACCTTGAAAACCGCCACCAGTTCCTTTACCACCTTTAAGAATTAAGTCTTTATGCTGGTATCCACCAACCAATGACTCTAAAGCTTCATCAACATTTGCAAGTTCACCCGGGCGGACACGCGAATAAATCTTTTCGCCGTTCGGATCATATGCAACCACCTTGCCCTCTTCGATTTTGAAGTGATGGCCAAATGTTGCCTGAACCATGTCCACAGGTACTGCAATGTTGTCTTGAATGTACTTAGAACGAGCAAAACCACCGCCGATAAGCTCTTTATGCAATGAGGCCTCAAGAGCATCACGTTGCTCAACAATCGGAGCATATTTTTCTTCAACTGCCTTGATAGCTTCAGCTTTCACTTTCTCAACTTCACCGGCATCCACCAGCTTTTTATCGTCGAGATTTTGGATTGTTTGTAATGCCTTTTTAGCTGCCGCTGGGTCTTCAATTCCTTCAAAAGCTTTTAATGCTTTTTCGGCTGCTTCTTTGGCTTCACGATGTGTTTTAGCTTCACCATTTAATCGAGCAATTGTCGCCACAGAGTGTGCAGCATCGTGTGGCATTTCTTTGCCATCATCATGGATATAGATCGGCTTATCGCCGTCTACTTCCGCATAAACTTTACCGTCGATTGTTACTGTTTTAAGTTTCATTGGTCATCCAACCTATATATACAAAAAAAGGGCATCCGCCCAATAACGCCGTTAGCATCCGCATCCGGCAGGCAATAAAAAAGCGCCCTTTAGGACGCTTAATTTCGATTGAAAACTTAGAAATTTGTTGCAAATAAACGGTAGCCTTCTAGCTCCCAAAGTTTATTTTCGGCTGACTTTTCTGCATTTCCACGAGCCATACGCTCACCAATTTCAGCATCAAAGTTTTCAGCATTCACACATGCACTAAAACCCGTTGCTAGAAAAAACTTTCCATCTAAAAATGCATGGACAAAAGTAGATGTCGTACCTCCGGGGCGTTGCTCAACCGTATATGTAACACGCTCCATCAATGAATCAATTTGCGCTTTAGTTACTCGGGGTGCCACAGACTTTTCAGCTAACTCTTGCTCTGTTACTTCTTTGATCATTTTCTTCTCACAAAAAAAAGCACCCGATGGTGCTATGGTTTGAATTAGGTTTAATGCGGAATCTGTGCTTTGGGCTGTTTAAAGTTATATCCTAAAATAGCCATATATCTTGGAATCAACCTCCTTACAAATGGCACAACAATAAGATTTGTACTTAGGATGTATTGTGCTTGAGTCATAGTTACTTTTTTCACAATCCCAATTCCTTAAATGTCTGCTCGTCCAACTTTCGAAGTTGGTCTAATGTGTATAACCGCCCTTCAGGATCAAAGAACTTTTCAAAATCAAATTTTCCTTCCTTATAGAGCTTGTAACGCTTCGGCCCTAGCCACTCTTTTTGAAAGAAATCATCTGTCTTTTTAAAGAATTCTTTAAAAGTGGTATTGGCATCTAACTGCCCTATTAAATGGCTTCGCTCATCTTTTGGAATGTCTTTAACTCGACGTTCGTCCATGACAAATGGCCGTTCGCCAACAAGTTGACCGTCCTTCTCGACCGGAACCAAGATACTGCGACAGTTAGGATGTAACGGCGGCACTCGCTTTGCCGGATCATTTATTTCCCACACTGAACCATCTAATGAAGCGCAAAGCTTAGAAGTTCGTCCATCTAAAACACTAACAAATCGGACATATTCAAAGCCAATTTGGTTGAAGCTATTTAGATAGGCTTGATT